TTTGCGGGAGTTTGGATGGTCGGTAGCTTTGGTAAAAGCCTGATCCGCAGGGGTCATCTTGAAAACCGGAGTTTCAAGCCACTTATTGATGAAATCGTCACCGCCTAGCTGCTTACGATATTTTCTCACCAGTTTCAATGCGGCCAGCGCTTGCTTTGTGGTCCAAGGTCTGGAGTTTGCGGCTTTGTCGGCCAAACTATGCCCAAAGCTGGCATCGAGCTTGCTAAACCCGCTGCCATCCCAGGTGCTTGCACCATTGCAAACACCTGCTAAGCTGCAAATCAGTGCTTCGGCCGTCGTGGTTGCAAAAGGATCTACGTGCCAGTTTTCCATTTGCTGCTCCTGTTTCATGTATACGTGATACTAACACATCAACAGCAAACGTCAACCAATTTAAAATACCCTAAGAAGATTGCGAGATTTCAACAAGTCAAGAGCTGCACGCGCCTGGCTCCTGCACATTTCTCGCTGTGTTTCGCTGGTTTTTTTCCAATGCTCGGCACTGCAAGTCCCATACTGGGTATAAGAATCGCCATAAATGGTTTTGGCTAATTCTTCTATTATCTCTGATTCATTAATCAAGGTTGTAGGCGTTCTTAATGGCTGTTATCAACTCGCCAACGGTATTGGCCTTTAATACCATGCTGTCATCGTCAATCCTAATGTCCAGCTGTTCTTCGATATAGATAGTCATTTCAATTGTATCGAGACTATCAAAGCCCAAATCGTCGACCCATAAAAGATGCGGTTCAGGTATCACATTTTCTAGCGTATCATTTAAGTATTGATATACCACATCTTGTACCGTTGGTGAGCTGGTCATAGTTAATCCTTTTTGTCTTTTCTTTGCGAACTGCAATGTAGTATAATGCTTATCAATTTGAATGCAATGCCAATTGACGTAAAATACCAGGTTTAGCTCGCATAAATACCTACATGGCAACCTTAACTAGCAAAAAATTATTTGTTGGATATACCACGGTCAATACGTTTGGCAGCGTGCAGCTGGCCGATATCAATCTTGTAAACCAGGATCTTCTTAATGTTTTTTACACCAAGAAGAACGAAAGATTGATGATGCCTGGCTATGGATTTGGTGGTTGGGATTACCTGTTTGAGCCCATTGATCAGGTTAGGGATTTGATCGTCTACGAAGCCCAACAGGTAATAAACAATGATCCTAGGGTTCAGTTGCAGTCTATCAATGTACAACAGCAGCAATTTGGTGTGCGCATTCAAATGCAACTTTACTATGTTCCATGGAATGCAATTGGTACATTTCAGATAGATTTTGATAACAGAAGCGCCGCATTGGGTTAAACAGGGAATAACGTATGGCCACCACGCAACAAGTCAGACAGAGCCAATTATTTGCCGCGCAAGATTGGCAGGTAATATACACAGCCTTTACACAGGTAAACTTCAATGCGTACGATTTCCCCACGATTCGTACTGCAATGATTAACTATATCCGGCTTAACTATCCGGAAGATTTCAACGATTGGATTGAAAGTTCAGAGTTTGTTGCGCTTATAGATCTACTGGCATATCTTGGCCAAAGCATTGCGTTCAGGATGGACCTTAACACAAGAGAAAACTTTATCGAAACTGCCACCCGTCGTGACAGCATCTTCCGCTTGGCACGTATGCTTAGCTATCAGCCACAGCGTAGCATCCCGGCCAGTGGGCTACTGCAAATTACCAGCATAATAACCGATCAGCCCGTGGTAGATCCTGATGGTAACAGCTTACAAAACGTACAAATCAACTGGAATGATTTAAACAATCCAAATTGGTATGAACAATTCATAATTGTGTTAAATGCTACACTCAATAGCACAAATACATTTGGTAATCCAGCCCAGTCTGGCACTGTAAACGGAATAAACACACAATTATATGAGATGAACAACACCAGCATACCGACAAGCGTTATTCCATTCACGGCAAACGTGAGCGGCAACAGCCTAAACTTTGAGCTTGTTAACGCCGGTTTCAACAATGGTACGTCATACAATCTATTGAATGCAGGAAGTTTTTATGAGGTAAATCCCAACCCATTAAACAGCTGGAACATAATCTATCAAAACGATGGCAATGGCTTTGCAAGTCCAAACACAGGATTCTTCTTTTACTTCAAGCAAGGAACCATGCAATACCAGGACTACCAGTGCGATCAACCAATAGCAAACCGTATAATAGATGTAAATGCAGATAACGTAAATCAAACGGATGTTTGGGTGCAAAACATCAGCAGCACCGGGCTGGTAACCACACAGTGGACGCAGGTGCCTGCCGTTGTAGGTTTCAACATCATCTATAACAGCCTTGCAAATAATGTACGTGACATTTTTGCTGTGATCAGCCGGAATGTTGCAGGCAACGACCAGATAAGCATTAGATTTGCCGATGGCACTTTTGGTAATGTTCCGCTTGGTGTTATTCGTGTTTGGTACAGGGTAAGCAACGACCTTACATATCAAATCACGCCTGCGGACATTACCAATCAAACTTTTGCTTTTAGCTATGCCGACAATCTCAACAACATTTGGAACGTAGCCTTTACTACCAATCTACAATACACGGTAACCAATGCACAAGCAGGTGAAACCAACAACCAAATCGCCCTAAATGCTCCACAAACCTATTACACCCAGGACAGGATGGTCAATGGTGAGGATTACAATCTTTTTCCATTAAGCAATGCGGCAGCGCTAAAGGTCAAGGCTGTTAATCGTTATTACAGTGGGCAAAGTCGATATTTGGATATAAACGATCCAACAGGTAGCTACAATAGCCTAAATGTGGTGTGCACGGACGGAATTTTCTACAGTGAAAATGACCTCAGCACCGCGTTGATACAAAACACACCAGGTATAAATCTTACTGTAATCGTCAACACACAAATACAACCATTGGTAAATGGTAGCTTGGGTCAGCAGCTGGCTGCTACCGAACTAGAGGATTTCTATTACTACAACTATCCTAGGGTTTCCGTTCCATCAGGGTATGCATGGAATACCATTACCAGTTCAACAAAAAGTTGCACGGGTGCATTTTACATTGGATCAACTGCGGTACAAGTCGGTAATTATGCTCCAGGAAACAGCTTTTTAGAATATATAAGCCAAGGATCCATAATTAAATTTGCCAGTGGAACGGTTGTTTCGGTGGTTGGCATCGTAGGCGACGGTACTGGCATTAATCTTACCGGAAGCTTGAACGGTCTTGTTTCTGGTGTGAACGCAGGCCCTGGCGCAGTTACATTGAGCTTGCCACTGGCTGTGACGGATACTCCGGTGCAGATCATACCTGCATTTAACACAACGTTCACGACCTCAACCATTGCTGCCATTGCGGCCGCAATGGCAGCACGTACAACATTTGGAATCAGGTATGCAGCACAGGGAGTTAAAAATCAATCCGGTACCCTAGATTACTGGGTGGTAATTCCAACCGCGGACCTAAATCCTGCAAACACTTTTAGTACAGCGTATGCCGGCGATATGTCAAACACCAACAAAGATAACAGCTGGCTGTTGTTGGTAACGTGGAACGGTGCCGGATGGACGGTTAACAGCCGGGTGTTGCGGTATATTTTTGAAAGTGCCAACCAAAATCAGTTTTATTTCAATAATTTTGAAAAATCATACAATCCCAACACAGGATCTGCCGAATATGATTATATCAACATACTCAGCACCAACACGAATTCGCACACATCCGTTGTGCAAACAACTGCACCATCAATCACATCAGGTAGCTTCACCATATTAGTTAATGACCCGGCCGGCATATTTCCCGGACAAATCGTAATCGGGGCTGGCATCGCTGCTGGTACAAATGTCATACGTGTAGTTGGTACGGCAATTACGGTCAACAAAGCAATCGTATCGTCGGGCTCAAATGTGATCGTTGCATTTTATCCATCTACATCTCTAGGGCAAGATTATCTATGGCAGATAATAGGTCAGCAAATTGATCCGGACGGATATACCAATCCAACTGCCGTATATGTTACCATGTGGCAGAGCAATAATTATGGCATTCCAAACAACCCAGACGAATATAATGCGGTTGTTAATCCAAGTGTTGACA